GCCCAGTGGCATCCACTCATGCTTGCTTTTGAGTTCAACATCAGAACCCAAAAACTCGACGCCATTTCGCGTCAGCAATGTCGCCGTCCAGTTGGGACCGTCTTTACGGGTAGACAGGATCGCAGCAACAGTCGCTTCTTCGTACTGGCCACTTAGGTTTTCTCGAAAGACTACGTCGCCAAGAGCAGGCTTAGGTAGAGCAAGTCGGATAGGGTGCTTTTTCACAGGGAACCTCTTTTTGTTGGGTGTCTTAGCTATTCGCTACTTTTGAATGAACCATAACGGTGTCGATGAGAGTACCCCAGTAGAGGTACAGGTTCAACAATTCGACCGGGATTAGCGTAGCGTCTTCGGTAAGTTTTCACAAGTTCAGTGTAGCGTTGCATGTGTTGTTGTGCACCTACTTGGTCTGCACCATCCAGCAAACACATGTAGTGTAACCCCAACTCCAGAAGGCACGGGACCGCGTCCCGTTGAATCGGCGCAGTGTCGCGGTCGTCGATAAACTTGCGGGGCAGACGCAAAACACGGAAGTCCAACTCATAACGTTGGTCTTGGTGCGGGTATGCCTTCCAAGCGAAGTAACCTGTACTGTGGTTCAATGGACGATTGTAATCGTACAACTGCTTACCCGTCCAAATGATTCGTGCGCCAGGTAGCGTGTTAACTATTTCACCCCCGAAAGGAGGTGAGGTTAACGAGGCTACTTGGTCGTAAGTGGGTTCAACTTCGCACAAGAAATAAAACCTTTCGTTTGCTTCTACTGCACGATATTGCCCACCAAATGCTCCAGGGCTGGGTTTAGTTCGTTGCGATACGTAATACCTGATACGCAATCCTGAGCGACTGAAACGACTAAAACCGCTATCACCAAAACCCAGCATAGAATCGATGTTAGTCGCAGAAAGAATCATCGCTGGAAACACTGAAGATCCTGGACGGGAAAGTATTGCTTCTTGCTTAAACAGAGTGACTGGAGATGGTGCGCTTTCCCACAAAGGGTCGTTTACACCAGCATAACGAAGGTGATCCGCAGCGACGGCATTCGGTGGTGTTGCGTCTGTTTGAAACGCCCAGTTCACCTTTTGCGTACTATCGACTACTTCATGTCCTCCAGGGGCGATCATCGGACCTTGTTGCCACTCTTTGTCCCGTCGACCCATTACATAGGTGTAGCAAATTGCCCATTCACCTCCTGCTTGTAGTACCTTAGCGTTATTTACATCCCGTTCCTCACCCCAAAGGAACTCGTTACTCGGAAAAGCTTCATCTCGTATTCGACTAAAAGACGCTACTGCAGGGGCTTCAGTAGGTGCAGGAAGCTGGAAATGTCGTCCACGCCAACAACGGTAAGGTCGGCCCGCTTCTTGCCCGCGAAAATCAACCATGTCTTGCCGATACGCACCTGCAGTATCGATAGACCAAACTTGTTGACGTGTATCATCAAAGATCCGTGCTGGCTCCAAAACCTGCATCACATCATCTTTGAAGAAAAACTCAGGTTGGTGTAGGCGAAAAGACAGAGGCGTAGATCGAATGTCTTTCCATGGACGATCTAACGTAACGTAGTATTGTGTGTCGTTACCACTATCCAACTCAACCCAGAACTCAAGAGATTGACGACGGTACAATCGTCCGTCAACTTCAACCTCGATATGCATCAGACCATCCCACTCACCTGTAACATCGGGACGCCATGTAACTCCCGATCCACCAGAGCCAATACCCACACCAGACGCATTGATGAACTGCATAATACGCTTGTCTGTGCTTACAGGTTTCAGGTAAGCCTCAACTGTTCCCGTCTTGACATCCGGCAGCAGAACAGCATGCGCTTCAGAAGGTCGCAATGCTTCGGGTACATCACCCGCCAATCGATCTAATGCCAAGTTCAACGCTTCACGAACTCGACGATTAAGCGTGTCACCCGTACTATCCCACGAACGGAAGTCAAACATACGTGCACGCAAAGAACTAAGGGATGTATCCACAAGACGCTCCGAAGGAAGAAAGCGGGAACCCCCGTGAAGAGGCTCCCGCTTATTGTATCACGTTAGCGAGACTTATCGAAAGTCAACGTATGCATCGCTCAAACCATCACCGTTGGTAGCAGTCAGTGCGCGACCGAATACTGCAAACGAGTCAGTAGCACCACCACTAGCGGGGATACCCGTACCAGCGGTAACGCCACTGGACGTGATGTTGTTACCCGCAGCAACACCAGCAGTCTTAACAACGCACTCACCTTTAACGATGATCCAACCATACTGGTTGGCTGCGATGGCATGACCAGCGACACCGATCAAGTTGATCAGCTCGGTGTCAGCGGCTGCAGGTGACTTTGATGCAGCGTAACTACGGGAGTTTACAGCCCGCTTCAGCAAATCATTGGCCAAGAAGCCATTTGCGTCAGCTTGCACAAACATCCAAACACGATCACCTACGAGTGATGCATCAGCGTCAGTAACTTCAGCAGCAGGTTGTACGCGGCAGCTACCCAGAGGGTAGGTTTCGCCGGAGTACACAACGCTGAAGTCTTCAGTTTTAACAGAATTTCCGTATGCCATGTGAGACCTCCTTACGAGTTTCCACCAGCAACACAGCCTTGGGCTGGGAGCTTGGTCGAAATCATGTTTCCTTGCATTGAGAAGATAGCCGTCACGACATCCTGGTCACCCACGCGCTCTTTGAACTCGCTGATTGTTGGGGCTTCCAAAGTTGGGAACTCCAAGTAATCAGTGTTGAGCATGTAAGTTGCACCATTAACCGCGTCACTGGCAGTAAAACCACTGCTTGCGCGGTCAAGGTCGATAGACGAGAAAGTCTTAGCGACACCCAGAGAAAGCTCCAGAGTGTTGCTCTTTTCAGTCTTGTCTTCGACGATGCTCACACGAACGCTGGCCAACTTGGCTTCTTCAAATTGTGTATAAGTATCATCATCCATGATCACCAGGTCGGGACCCTTTCCAATTCCACCAGCGTAGTGTGCACATTGACGGTACACCTTACGAAGAGTAGCATTGCTGAAAGTCGTCGACATATCGGCGAACTGGTTGAAGTGAGAGATAGAAGTGGACTTTGCAATCCCTTGAACGACGTTACCATCAGCAGTTTGCTCTGTTGGAGTACGCCAGTCAAGAAGACCGTCGCTGACACCCGTTCCGATACCATCAGACACTTGACCGTTAAGAGTCAAGAAACCCTTGAGTTCCGAGGTGTTGAAAACCAAACCACGGCTCACACCGGTCAGGAAGTATGCGTTCAAGTCACACTTGGCCGCTTCCATCACAGTTTGAGGATACTCTTCGATGAGTCGGATGATGGCGAGCTTACCAGAGTTCTGGTTCAGTTCGCGCTTAGGAATGTTGATAGCAGCAACAATACGATGCGGTTCAACTTGGAAACGCTTGATTTGTTGACGCCGGGTCATGTTCAGCAGCTCGTCACCGACATAAACGCCGACACCCCGTGCAGGAGCACCACCGGAGAAAGAACGCTCGATAAGCGTTCCACCTTCCATGGGCATCCGTGCCTTGGACTGAAGGGCGTCAAACAGTTCATTGCTGCGAACAAATGCATTCACCAGTGGTCCACGGAGATCCGCGAACGTAGTGTTCAAAAGTTCGGTAGAAATAGACATTTTTGCCTCTCGGTTGTTGGGTAGACATCTTTGTCACCCCCCAACCGTTAAGTTGAGTTGAAGGATTCACAATTTTGATGCTTGTCCACTGATGCTTGATACTGGACCTTTCGGCTACCCAGCACACCGAGAGGGTGCGTATCAAAGAGTATACGTCTTAAGGCCTTTTGGCAAGATGCTGCCTTAACTTTTATCGCTGTGCACCAAAACTTTGCCGTGCACGGTGCACGTGATACCATAGCAGCATGAGTAGTAAGAAAGGTGGCGCCAAGTTCGCTAAGGCTAAAGGCTTGCATGAGGGCAAGATTAAGGCGTTGTTTTCTACGCCAGACGCTTTCGTGTCGATGTGCCAGATTGTCAGAGAAGACGAATCTATCGGGTTCATGACACCCACCTATACACAGCGTAAACTCTTAGAGGCTTACCACGACAACAACTGGCTCATCGTTAACAAGTTCCGGCAAGCCAAGATCACCACTATTTCTGTTATGCTGTTGTTACGCGATTGCATGTACCTTGAAGGTGTGAAGGGGTTGCTCATTGCGGAAAGGCAAGACACGGCAGAAGACATCTTCGAAAGGATTCTCTTTGCCTACCAGCGTTTACCTGACGACGTGCGGATGCCTTTGGCTCCTGGCAAAAAAGCTGGAGCAACGCAAATGCAATTCATACACGGTGGAGGGATTAAGGTTCTTACTGCCGGTTGCCGTAGCCCTGCCATTGGTCGCTCAATTGACCGTCTGGTCATTACGGAATTCGGTGAAGCCCAGTGGCAAAAGAAAGCGGCGATCAACATCTTCCCCACGGTCAACAAGCGGGTAAACGCTAAGGTTATTCTGGAGTCCACGCCAGGACGCGCAGGCTCACATCACGAACAGATGTGGCGCTCTGCTATGGAAGGCACCAGTCGTTTCCATCCACTGTTTCTGGAGTGGTGGGAGGATGACAGTTGCATTGCGTTGGAGAAGGGATTTACCCCCACGACCATGGAGCGTGAGTACCAAGCCAAGCATCCGGGTATGTCCTTACGAAACCTGGCGTTTCGTCGTCGCGCACTGGGCACGGAGTTTGTTGGTGATACCTGCAGACGTACTCAAAGCATACTTGGCAGAGAGCGAGCCCGACCCGCCGATGGGCAAGCACAAGTGTCATGAGATCGAACCGCCCAAGCCAGGGCACCAATACATTATCACCGCTGACCCTGCAGGCTTTGGTGCCAAGGGTGACCAATCGGCGCTAACGGTCTTTGATGCGTTAGAACAACGTGAGGTGGCGTTCTGGGAAGGGCGCGAGTCACCTGACCGATTCTATCAACGACTGCTTACCGTACAACGGCGCTACTCCATGGCACTGCTTGCCGTCGAGTCCAACGCGGCTGCATGTATTGCGCTATTGAAAGACAACGGTGCAAAGAACCTACTGTGGACCGACCGGAACCATCCAGGCTGGTATGCCACGGAAAAACGATTGAGAGAAGCCGAGGCGCGATTAGTTAGAATGCTTGCAGATCAAGACCTTAAACTCAAGAGTCGAGGCATGTTGCACCAACTTCTTAACTATGACGGCTCGCGCAAGAAGCGGGTAAAAGGCCTCGATGGGGTGACACACCACTTCGACCGTGCGCGAACAGCAGTTA